CGCCTACATGTTCACCCTTGACTGGTCATGGGAAAACAAGGGTACGACCGACTTTAATTTCTCAGAGACACCTGAGCATAAGTGTGCGCATCTCTTCAAGATGGAGAATGGTAACTACTATGCGTATCCCAATAACCGAATCATCTGGTACGACAACGCCTGGACGTTCAATCGTATCAAGCAAAACCCAGGGTATGAGATTGATATGACAGTTTATTCAGTAGAAAACAAACGGAAACTGGAGACATCAGACCATTACATGTACGAGGTCAAACATGTAGAATAATTTGTCTAACGGGATGTAGCTCAGCGGTAGAGTGCTGCTTTTGGGAAGCAGATGTCGTAGGTTCGATCCCTATCATCCCGATATAACAAATTCCAATAAATGTCATATATTACTTAAACGAGTAAAACATGTGGAGACTCTGGGCAAAAGCATTGGGCGAGAAAGCATCTCACCATAATCACGAAGCAGATAAAATTGCTGCAATCCGCACAGTAATTTTTATCAGCTATTTGTTGACAAATATGTTTATAGTTAGTGGAGTTATTCGTCATTGGAATAAGTGCCCTGTTCCAGACGCAAGGAACGTATCCACAAGAATCGACAGAAGCTTCTGCAATACAAGAAGACTCTGCAATGCGAGCAGTGTGGGTTGAACGATCATCGTGTCATTGAGTTTCACCACATTAAGGATAAAGACCAGAATGTATCACGGATGGTGAGCACTGGGTTGAGCTGGCAAAGAATTGAGAATGAAATTAAAAAATGTATTCCGTTATGCTGTAACTGTCACAGGATAGAACACTCTAGACTGATACAAAAGGAAGACGCAAATGTTATCAACCGATACACGTCTAAAGGTTCAATTCATTTGCGATTGCATTGGTAAGGGCGCACCGGTTGAGTTAAAAGATATGGCATGGGTGCAAAAACTTGCTACCCGTAACCCCACTGTAGATACGTGGTTAAGACAAGCAAGACGCAAAGCCGTGCAAGCAGATCAACCTAGCAACGACCTGGATGATTTCTGCAATGCCTTGGACCTTGGAGAGCCAGACCCCAGTGATCACCTGGTGGGACCACAGGATCCTGTGACTTTAGCTGAGTGGTTTACCAGCAGACAGAAATGGTTTCGTGGGCAGGCTGATTAAACAGTAATACGTACTACAATATTCATAATTAAGACTTTCGTAATGCAAGAAAAAATTTGCAGTCTTTGCAGCTTATCTCAACCTTTAATAAATTTTTACAAAGAACCAAGAGTTAAGGATGGTAGATCAAGAAGATGTAAAAAATGTCATGGAAAAGTAACAGAAGAATACAGAAAGAAGAATCCGGAAGTTTATAGAAAGGCCAGCAAAAAACATTGGAACGCCTTGCATGATAAAAAGAAACATGCAAACTGGCTCAAGCGATATGGATTAACGCATGAAAAGTATGTTCAAATGTTTGAGCGGCAGGATGGTTGTTGCAAAATATGTGCAAAAGAGTGTTTGTCTGGGATGAATTTATCTGTAGATCATTGCCATAAAACTGGCAAAATAAGAGGGCTGCTTTGCAAGAAATGCAACTCAGCCCTTGGTATGTTAAACGATGATATTGCGTTATTTAAGTCCGCAATTACATATCTTAAGAATTCCGAAGAGTAGCCTTTGTAAACCAAGCGGCTTTAAATGCTTGACCACAAAGATCCGCCATGTAGTTTTGAATATCAATGGCACCAATTCGTGCCGCTACTGGCTCAAGTTTTTTGGCCTTCATGCCTAGTTCTTCTAGGTTTTTGTAGTACACAGTAAGCATGTCTGTGTTTTTATAGCTTGTTACGTGCGTAATGCCAGGGCCTGCATCCGCTAATCCGCGTGAGCACATAGGCATTAAATAATCCATTGAGCGAATGAATTCGGACAATGTATCAAACTGCTCTAAATGAGCTTCGTATTGATCTTTTAAGAAAGCGTGAAGCCCAAGGAAGTTAGGACCTTCAATGTTTAAATGGATCAAGTGGGCTTGTGTCTGAAGTTCCTTGAGGTAGGAAGCCAGGGAGATGCACTGCTGGATAAAGGCCCCGACATCACCATTCTTTGAACGGGCAGGACCTTTTGGTTTGGATTGAGGCTCTGGAACAGCTTGCATCGGCGCTGCTTCAGGAGCAGGAACTGCTTGAGGACCAGGAGTATACATAATTTTTTATCAATAGTTCTATTGTAACGGGAACTAATTAGATAATTTCAAACCAAGAAAGATCTGCGTACACTTTTGCACCACTAATTGTAGGTGCTGCAACAACAGTGAAGATGTCGCTAACACCAGCTTGCGTACGGCCCAGCTGGAAGTTGAAATCCCGAACGTCACTCAATGAGAGTGTACCGTCAGACACAATGTAACCACCAACAACATCAGTGCCACCACTTACACCCGTGGCAGAAGTATCATATTGAACATTGCCGTTGTAGTGTGTTTGCCAGTTTGCACCACTAAGAGTTGGATTTAAAACCACACGGTATTGAATAATGTCTGGCTTGTTGTTTTGTGTTTGCTCTAGAGCAACACTTAAAGCTGCTGGTACAACAACACTATCTGTACGACCAGATGCCATACGGATAGAGACTAATGGATAGGTTACACCAGACGATGTCAGTGTTTTTGGTGTTGTGCTTGTTGCAATGTTGTAACGGCGTGTGAAACCTTCATAACCACCTTCTGATGCAACAGTATTGCAGATCTGACGAGCAGTTCCACTGGTAGCAGTCGCGTCCAAGTTTTCAATTTCTTGACGTAATGGCAATGTTGCCGTTGTCATATAAGTCGTGTTTTGTAGGTTTTCATTGTGGAAAGTATGTGCAACCACCAAAGAACCATCAACAATAAAACCAGCTCTTACATCACCAACACCAAGCCATTCAATATCCATCCATAAGATGTTCCCTTTTGTTGGGTCAAGGGTGCGTGCACTGGTCCCGTTACCATCAAACGTATCAGCATTCCAACCTGACTGAGCAACCCGTGTTTCATTGACGCTGCCACTGACGTAGCTGCGTAAAACTAAATAGTTTGTTGTGCCACTTTGCTCAAAGAAAACACCGTTTTGAGTACCAAAATAACCAACACGTTGACGACGGTTTGCTGTACCAGATGCAAAGGTAAATGAGTTTAAAACAAGTAGTGATTTCCCTGGCTGATAAGGAAACACACGCTTGGTTTCTCTGTAGATGTAGTCACCAGATGCGGTGGTGACATTAAGACTTAATGTGCTTTCGTTTGCGTTGAAGGTAGTTGTTGCACTGCCCCCAGTCACGGTCGTCCACTTATCGTTCTCTTGATAGCGATGTTGGCTATCAAAGATGGTGTAAGGTTGTGATACACGCAACCGACCAAAAGCATCAGCCGCTGTGGTACCCGCAGGGCTTATAGCAACAGGATAACCGCTAACCGTTGTGACTTCTAAGGGGCGCCCACTACAGGTCTGAACCTTCTCAACGTGATACAAGTGTGTATCAGTTGGGTCTCTGTAATTAGGCATGATGTGTTTACAGTTTTTATTATTCTAAGTTGAATAAGTTAATACAAAAAAGCAGTGACCTAGCGGCCACTGCAAAGTAAACGTTTCAATGAATTAAGCGTTATTTACATTCTGCAGTAGTTTGATCAGCTTTTGGTTTTCATCAGCATTTTTTTGGTAGAACTGCCAGTTGTCATAGACCACTTCAAGCAATACCTCAAAGAATTCATCACCAGATAGGACGTTGGTGTCGACAAACTCGCTGACGGTATCTGCCAGGTATTCACGCAAGCGTTCCTTTGACTTGGCCTTGGACTCTTGGAAGAACATGGAAGCTTTAGTGCCAGCACCTAAGAGCACGTCAGCTTCTGGTTTGAAGTTGTTTTTGATGTAGTTGCTCATTTGCTCAGAAGACTCACGAGCAGTCTTGGCATCTTGAGGGGCAGGGGTTTTGATTTTATTTGGGAATTCGTTAAAGGCTTCTTTATAGATTTGATCAAGGTTGGTAATGCTTTCCAAAGTAAGTGGCAAGATCAGTTACAGCTTGATGATACCCCTCTAGCCAACCATCTGGTTT